AAGTCTCCACCACCTATTCTGCCTGGTTTAAATCCGTAGACTTTTTCCACTTCTTTTTCCCACTGGCTTCTTAAGTTAGTAGTATGAGTAACTACAAGTGTTTTTTGCTTTAGCTTTCCTGCGATAGCTAGACCTGTAAATGTCTTTCCCCAACTTACCCAAGCGTTAATTATAGCGTTGTCTTTTACCTCAGAATAAACCATGTTTTGAGATGTTCGTAATTTAAACTTAAACTCTGGTAGTTTGATGGGTGACTTAACTCTTTTGTCGATTATTTCGTGTCCCTCTGGGATTAAATCCGTTCTTCCGCCAGGTATGGTAACTAAACCAGGTCTAATTCGTCTAATAGTTTTTATGACGATAGGCGGATCCATGGGCATACGAGGTGGTAATGTATAAGTAAGCTCCTCTTCGAGCTTACGTTCGAGTTCGGGTGTTGTATCTAAGTATATTCTGTGATTAAGGATTGCCTTCATTATTTCCACTCAGGACCGCTATACCACTGAACGAGTGACATACGAGTTCCTTTAGTTACTTTTTCTACTTCATGCTTAAGAAATGATGGGAACACAAGTATTGATCCTTTGTTTCTCCACTCATCGTTTCTTAACTCTTTACCATTTAGACCCCATAATACGAAGTCTCCACCCTTATAATAATTAGGGTCTGTTAATTGAACAGTAATTGATAACTTTCTATTAATTGGAGTTGCTAAATCTATATCTCGATGCGCTCCATAATACTCTCCTTGACCATAGATTCCAAACTGTATATTTTCTGTATTAGTTATTACTGCTTGCCATGCTGTTTGATTGATTGCATGAAGTGTAGAACTTACTATACTCTCTACCCAATGTCCTCTCTCAAAGAAAGCAGTATTTGCTTTTCTTATTGAATTATCTTCTACTTTTCTACTTGTATCTTTTTCGTATACTGCTGCTTCAGCAACATTTAATTTTTTTCCTTCTTTTACGATAAAATCACAAAGATCATTATCTAAATAACTATCTAAAAATACTACTGGGTGTTGCATTACTGACTTCATATTGCTCTCCATTCTATTATTGTTTCTTTATCTATATCTTCCCACTTCTCAAAATCTACATCATAACAGAGTATTTTATCTCCACTTTGTTTTATTATATGAGTAGGATTATTCATATATTTAGTATCTAAAGTGTACTCTCTTTCATATATATTTCTACTCTTTAAACTTTGAAATTTAATTATTACTATGCCTTTTTCTAAACATTCTTCTAAACTTTTCGCCATGTGTCTTTTTTACGCTCCTCGCATACTTCATAAATGAGCCACGGAATACCACTTCGATATAATACTCCTGCCCAAGTTTCTTGAGGACTTGGTGGTCTAGCAAAGTCGTAAGGATTATTTATACCCTTTAACCAAACTACACTTCTTCCTCTTTTCTTTTCTACTTTTCTTATCTTATGATACTTCAAAGGTAAACTCTTTTGTTTATAGTAACGAAAGAAATGACCCGTTGAATCTATATAGAAATTACCTCTATGCTTTATTAACTCAACTGTATCTGTTATCATATATTTGAGTGGGTACAAACTCTTCATTGGTGTTTGTAATCTTCTTTTTCCTAGAGTTTCTCCACTCATGTTTTTATCGTCTAGGACTTGATCTTCTATCCATAGTATGCCGTCTATTAGTTCTACGTTATCTGTGTGAACAACATAGAAAGGGAACTTACGTTTCATACTATATAATTTGTTCGTTCTTTCTTTGCAGTTCGTTTTTCTCCATCTTTTGTTTTATATGGTTTTTCTACTAATCCTTTTGTTCCCTCTGATTTTATTAGGAATAAAAACACACTTGCAAATGCTGGGATCAATATTGCGATTAGTACAACTGCGTCAGCCATATTTCTTCTCAAACTTACCCATACTGTAATCTTTTCCTATTTCAAAGTCACAGCCGATTGGGGCATTGGGAATATTGATTCCTCTTTCTCTTTGTACACATTCTTGTAATTTTGCACAGTATTCATCTACATACTTGTCTGGCACTTCTGCTAGTATAGAGTCATGTACAAGAGCAAATATTCTAGCAGGCATACCTTCTTTCTTTATCCACTCATTCATTTCAATACCTGCAAGTAAATTAACATCAGAAGCAACAGACTGTACTAAGAAGTTGATACCACTTCTCACTTCGTGCGAAGCTATACCCTGATCTTTTGACTTAGCATTTGCTAGTCTTCTCTTTCTACCAAAGAAAGAATAAATAAAAGCATTGTCACGAATAAACTGTTGGTTTACTGTTAACCACTTTTTAAGATTACTAAACATATCAAAGTATTGTGCAATAACTCTCTGTGCTTCTCCTACTGAAAACTCAGTTCCACTATCTTTGGTAACTTGCCAACTAATCTTCTGAGGGCCTGCTCCATACATTATACCGAATGTTACTGCTTTTGCTTGTTGTCTTTTATCTCCATATAGTTCTGCAACTTCTTCCACTTCACAAGGTAATTTAAATACTTGCTTTGCAATAGCAGAGTGAAAGTTACCACCCTGTCTAAATACGTCCATAAGGTTTTCATCTTTTGCAAGAACCGCTGCACAGTAAACTTCTGCTGTGGTCAAGTCCATTGCTACAATCTTGTGTCCTTCTTTTGCTCGGATACAACCTTTTACAATAGGATTATCTCTAGGAATCTGTTGCATATTCAGTTTTCCACTAGAAGATAATCTACCTGAAGTTGTACCATGCAAGTTGAAGCCTGTTCTTAATCTATTGTCTTTATCTAGAGCTGGTAAAATTTTATCGAGATATGTATTCTTTATCTTTACATTCTGACGAACTTCAAGAATAAACTTTGGTATCTCGTGCTGTTCTCCTAATTGTCCAAGAACTTCTGCATCGGTACTATCAGCACCAGTTCCTGTTTTTTTGCCTGTTGGCTCTAGTCCGATATAGTCAAATAACAGACTTCTAAGTTGCACTGTAGAGTTCGGATTGAACTCTCCTCTGTCTTTAATAAATCTTTGTACTTCGGGATATGAATTTAGTTTATCTACTGCTTCACTAATTTGAAGTTGCATCAAAGTAGAACTTTGAGTCAATCTCTCTGGATCAAACGGAACACCATTACTTTCCACATCACAGAGAAAACGACAGCCAGGTAATAGAATGTTTCTATACACCCAAGTAAGTCTACTATTAGTATCTAGTGCTTTCTTAAACTTGTGAAATAATGTTAGAGTTACAACTGCGTCCATTGCAGCATAGTCTTTCATTACTTCAAAAGGAACTAAATCCCAACTAAAATCATCTTTTAATATGCCATGCTGTTTACGATAGTTATCTATCCACTCATATAGAGTTTGTTCATATTCGCCATAGTCTGTATGCTTCATTGCTAGCATTTTTAGACCGTGTGTTCCAGGTTGTTCATCTAGTAAATAATGTTGAAGCATAGTATCTTCAAATCTAGGAAAGTTAAAATTGAAATGATACTCAAACCATGCCAAGTCAAACTTTGCATTATGAAATACTACTATCTTCTTCTCAAACAGTTGTTGCATATATCCTTCACATTGTTTATCAATACAATCTGTAGAGATATATGCTCCTTGTTGCTTTCCATTGTGTTCATATGAAAGAGAGAACCCAATCATATATCCATCTCGTGGAGATAATGCACTTGTTTCACAGTCAAGAGCTATCTCTTCACCATCAGATACTAATGCACTGGTAAGAAACACATACGCTTCTTGTGTATCTTCTATGCCTATCTTAAATTCTTCAGGTATATCGCGAACTTTGAGATCTCCAGTTATATAATCCTTAATATTATCTACTGCTTCTTCAAACGATCTCTTTGCTTCTGGACGAAAGGCTATCATAGCAGGATTAATTATAGGCAAAAACTTATCATTTATAAGTCTGCCATTCTCTGCCGTAATAGATGTTTTCTTAGTGAAGTACTTGAAAGGTTCTGAACCTACAAGTATCAAGAAATCATACTCGTCTACATTTATTTCTATATCTACATCTGATTTCAATATCTTTTTCTTTTTAACTGTTGATAAAGCATATCTACTAAATTCAAAGTCAAACCATTTGTGAAAGTCCGTTGAACTCGGACTTGTTTCTACTAGTGCTATCTTAGCCATATAATACTCTCTTAATTTCTCCTATTTGTTCTTTTGTTAAGTTACCGGGGTCTTGATTTTCTTTTAATTTTACTATCTTTACTGCCATGTCCATGCTTTCTGCAAGACCCTTTATTTCCTGTGCTGCTTGACGACCTGCATCGTCTCCGTCAAACATAATATCTATACCTGTTGCTCCCTGCATTTTTAGTAGAGATAATTTTACCCAATTCATCTGTCGTGTACCAAAACAGCACACTGTATTCTTGAGACCATTGTCCCATAGATTCAAGGCATCAAACATGCCCTCTACAAGTATAGCACGATTCTGTATTAGCTTTGGCTTTGCTGGACAGAATGGTAACTGTACTCCATTAGGATAGATATAGTACTTAGGTCTATTCTCTCCTATCATTGTATTGGTTGTCAGTCGCCCGATCAACCCAACTGTTTTACCAGTTATATCACGAATTGGGAAAATTATTCTGCCTTCAAATTTAGGAACATTCCAAGTAAATGCCTGCCAAATCTTTAGTGTTTCTTTTCCTATGTTTCTAAACGGAGCGTCCCAGGTAATTCTATCGTCTGGAAGTTGTATTCCTACTGTCTCCGCTTGTTTTTGTTCTATCTTTTCTTTTATCTTGTGTATCTTTATTTCTAAACTTGTCGCTGGTGCGCCGAAGTGTGTAAATACATTGCCCTTAAAACCACAAGAGAAACAATGCATTACTCCTGTGACCTTGTCTACTCTCATGCTAGGATTTGTGTCATCGTGTTCAGGGTTAAGACACTTTATAACAGCGTCATTTCCCTGAATCTTATAATCAATTCCTTTTTCTGTAAGTAAATCTATTGCAATCATAATATATATTATACTCGATTTTTGAACTTATGTCAAGTACTATTTTTAGCACTCCTTGACAAAGATACCATCGATCATTTTTCCCTTTCTATCCTTTATATCATCATAGGCGACTTCTAAACATTGTTGTAAGTTAGTTCCGTTTCTCGCTGCAATATTAATAAGAATAACTAAACAGTCTCCTATATCATCTTTTATATCTTGTTGTTTGCAAACATTATCAGATAATTCACCTACTTCTTGCATTAGTTTTAGAACTTGATCTTTATCTGTTGCACCATCAATGAGGTTTCTATCCTCATGCCATTCTACTACTTTATTTATTGTATCTATCAATTTTCTTCTCCATTAATTTTATATATTCTTTACTTAATTCTATCATTATAGAATCTCTACTATGTTTCTCTGCAACTATTCCTGTTGTACCTGTTCCTGCAAATGGGTCTAAAACTACACCATTTTTGGGGCAGCCTGCTAATATACAGGGTTCTACTAATTTCTGTGGATAAGTTGCAAAATGTCCTTCTTTTGCACTTGTGTCACTAGGAATTGTCCAGACTGATCTTTTATATTTTAAACCTTCTCCGTCTATGCAAGGTTCTTTTATCGCATTGTGATCAAAATGATACTTACGACTTTTACTAAATAAAAACAAATATTCATGTGCTTTCGTACATCTACTTGTTACACTCTCAGGTAGTGGATTTGGTTTATGCCAGATAATATCCTGTCTTAAATACCAACCACTATCTTGCATTGCTAGTGCAAATCTCCATGGCATGCCTAATAGTTCTTTCTTATAGTAACTATCTCCTATATTTATCCATAGAGTTCCAGTATTTTTCATTGTTCTTTTGACTTCTCTAAAAACTGATACAAGTTTCTTTATAAACTGATCTGGAGTATCTTCTAGTCCTATTTGATCGTCTCTTCCTCTAATTGCTCCACACTTTTCACATTTGTACTTAAAAAATTCTTTTGGTCTATTTACAGAACTTCCTATTGCATGCGCTCTAAAGTCTTTGCCTTGATGATTGCAGTTTGGATCACCACCTATCCACTCTGCTGTATTGTAATCTCGAAGATTCCAATAGGGTGGACTTGTTATACAGCAATCAACTGTATTTCTTTTTATACTTTGTAATGCTTTTCTACAATCTGAGTTTATTATCTTTATCATTTTTATACTGGTGGAGGTGACAGGGGTCGAACCTGCGACCTACTGCGTGCAAGGCAGTCGCTCTCCCAACTGAGCTACACCCCCTATAAGTCATACACATCTTCATCTGAAGATAGTGTTTCTTTTAATTCTGCTTTTTCATCTGGATCCATTACAGTATGCGGTCCAATCTTTAGTGTTTCCCAATTAATTTCACTCACAAATCCAGACATCTTATCATTTCTCATCTTTTCACAAGTGAACTTAATTGCGTTCTCCTTGTCTCCCCAATGGGATATTTGATAAGCTGCATCAACTGCGTCAAATATACCTTTCGAGAATCGTACTTGATTATTCTCATTTGTTTGAACTGCAGTAGCTACTAAGACGTTTTCATCTTGTGCTAGATACTTTAATGCTTTTGATATTTCAATCTGTTCCGTCCAGTCATACTGACCTGAACGACTTGGAGCGTTGTGACGCTTGACTTGGTTTAGATAATCAACTACGATAATCCCTAGATCATCATACTCAGCTCGCTTCTGTCGCACTGTACTAATAACTTTCGCTACTGTTAGTGCAGGATCGTAAACTACATCTATTTGATTAGTTCTATTAAACTTCTCTCTTGTGAGTAGTCTATGAAACCTATCAAAATCTTTCTCTTTGAGATAGCTCTCATAGTGTTCCTGTCCATTATCAAAACGGGCTGACCACCACCTTGCAATTTTCTGCCATTCATCAGGGTATAAGTTTTTCTCTATTAGTCTACCGAGAGGCACATTAGTACTCATACTGACAATTCTTTGCAGAATCTGTCTTGTGTCCATTTCGATAGTAAAGTAGAGAGCTGACTTTCCTGTTTCTTGCACTGCTCTCGCAATATTACAAAGGGTAAATGATTTTCCTCCACCTCGCTGTGCGCCGACAACGACCAAATCTTTGGGAGAAAATTTGTAGGATAAATCATAATCTTGATTCAATCCTAACGCTAATCGACTAGTAAGGTCTTCCTCTGAGTCGAATAGTTCTACTGTGTCCATAGCTTCATCTTCGTCTTTTGTATCGACTCGATCTTGCACTTGGACAACTAATTCTTGCAGACTGTCAATGTTTTCCTGTGCGTCTGCTAGTGTTATTGTGTTCTCTATATAGTCATCTATGCGAGTAAGTATTTCTCCCTGTGCAAACTCGTTCTTTAAATAATCGAGCAGGAGATATGGATCGACTTCTGTTTCAACAGATTCGATTGCATAGATTTGTTCTTGTAATTCTCTAGACCTGATACTGGATTTTAGGTCTTCAAAAGTAGGTAACTTGTGATATTTTAATACATGCTTGTCAATTATACCATGAATTTTTTGGTAGGTTGTTGATGGCAGATAATGGGATTTCAAACGATTCCAAGTTACAAAATCGCTTTGTGATATAATCTGTTTAAGTAATGCTGATGCTAATGTCAATTATTCTCCCAAATAAAGCGAGTGCGGGGAAAATCCCCACACTCTAAGCTAAACTAGCCAATGTTTTTTCTTGCGCTGCCATCGTAGTCTGAGCAGGTTAGTCCTCTTCTTGTAAGCATAGTTTTAACACCTCTTACAGTTTTACCGACTTCGTCTGCAATATCTTCAACTGACATATCAGAAATTTCTAGATCAGCAAGAACGTCTGCTTTACCGTTGCCTTTTACATGCTCTTGTTTTGGTATAGCATTAATCTCGCCAGCTCTTAGTAAAGAAAGTGCTTTTCCTCTGATTGAGTTTACACTTTTACCAAGAGAGTCTGCAATCGCTTCAACGAAAGCTCCATCATTTACCATATTGATAAATGTTGATTCTTCATCATCGCTGTAAGTCTTTACAGATTCCATCTTTGGTGCAGGTTTAACATGTGATGTTAACTGCATAGATAGAATTTTACCTTGAATTGACTTAGCACTAAATGCTCCGCCTTCAAAGTTCTCAGCAATCTCAGCATATGTATACTGACCGCTGTTGTCTTCAACAAATGTTGCAAGAGTTGCTTCTTGCTCATCTGAAAAAGATTTGCTTGCTGAAGCAGAAGCTAGTTCTACCTCATAGCCCATTTTTCTTAGTTTTGAAGATACACTTCTTGAAGATGTATCTAACTCAACAGCTGCGTCTGCAACCATTACTTGGGAAACCGGGCCGTTGCCTACAAAGTCTACTAGACTTTGAGTTCTTTCATCTGTCCACTTAGGTACTGCCATTATATTCTCCTATTAAATATTTTATATTGGTTATAATCTCGACTCCTCGATCTCGAGCAGTCTGGGTTTTTGCTGACTCAACCCCACTTTCATTAATAAGGTGAGTGCAATCTTTTGTTAAACTTGATTTAACTACGAATCCGTAGTTTTCAAGTACGTCTTTTGCATGAGACTTATTAGCATAAGTTTTCAACTTACCACTAATACAAACTGTTCCTTTGATTTCTTTTTCTTCTACTGCTGAATATGAACTTGTAAAATCAAAAGGAAGCAAATCCAAATAGTGATTAGGATAAAATTCTGTGCCTAACCATGCTAATAGATTTTCCGTTGCTTTTGGGCCGATACCTGCATCACTACAAGTTAGCTCGTTGATATCTCGTATGTTTGAGACTGTTCGACATATTTTTTCTGAAACGGATCGTCCAATCAACGGAATAGAAAAGGCGGGTATAAGTGTTTGAAGGTCTACTGATTTCGACTTCTCAAGTTCTTCATAAACTTTAGTACCTATCTTCTCTGAGTCTAAACGCATGATAATCTCATGTTTTTCTATTTTATAGAGTTCCACTATGTCTTCGACTTTCAACCTTTTCATGGTCGCTGGTCCAAGACCTTTTATTTTAAGTTTAGAAACAAAGTTTTCCAACTTCTTGTCATTCTTTGCTTCACAATAGTCATTCCTACAAAATAATTGTTCATTTACAAGCTCTAGTTGAGAACTGCATGATGGACAATCTGTTGGGATTTCTATTCTTTTCATATTTTCTATTTATATATTATATATAAAACTAACCTCATTGTCAAGAAATATTTTTCGATTTCTCAGATTTGGGTATATTATAATTTTGATGTCTTACTAGCCAATCTTCTGCTGTTTCTCTTTTCTTTGGAAACCACCGCAGTATCTTGGAGTTTATCGAAAAGCACTCTGTATATCCACCAAATTTTATATTTGGCATATACTTATCATCTGCAAACATTTCGTGTAAAACCCACTCCATTTTTCTACAATCTTCGTAGTCACCTGTCCATGTTCGCTGAATGAACTGTTGGTAATCGGGTGTATAGAAGTCTTTGCTAGAACCTCGTTGTAGAACTCCAAGTCCTACTTTACCTGCTCGAAACTTTGCAATTCCTACTTTAAGGAATTTTTCTTGTGTTTCGGGGTTTATAAACTTGATTCCATAAATGATACCTTTCATTAAAAAATCCAAATTCTGTTTCTGTAAGCATAGACAAACCACTTAAAGCCATGTCCATACTGTGCTGATTTGAGGCGATTATACATCTTCGTATCTTTTTGAGAAGTATAATCGTGTGTAAAATACTCTAATATATGCACTTATAGTTAGAAATATAACTGATACTATTGATAGTATCTCAGGGCTGGTAACACCAAACCTTTCTATAAGTACATAGAGTATTAAATAGTTTAATGGAAACTGAGTAAGTAAAGCACTCAGTACACTAAACATTGTTTCTTTATGTATTCTTTTTGTTCTTTTATCCATATTTGTCTTTGTCGTTTTCTTTATAGTACATATAAAGTAAAAACATTGCTACTACTATTGTTGTTGTAAAGTCCATTAGCACATTATCCTTTGGCACCAATTCTCTGCACAATCTTCTGCATAACACTCAGCGTGTTCATGTGCTTTTACTGTTCTTATTTTTTTATCATCTTCGTATAGGTCTATTTCAAAACCATACTTCGTATTCATTACCAAAGCAAATCTAGCGCCCTCAACAGGGACTCCATACTCTTTATACTCTGATACTATCTCTCTAAAATTCGCTGTCTTTTCCTGCATAAAACTCCTCTAGCATTGGTTCGAATATACTTCTTCTGAAGTATTCAATATCTTTTTCCTTAAACTTGAAACCAAGTCTTTTTTCTATTCGTCGCTGTTCGTGAATCCATAATCTAAACTCTTCGTAGAGCATTTCTTCGGGATACCAAATCATCTTCTTCTCCTATTTTTCTCGGAGATCATTTCTGCACTGACATAAGTTATCCAACCCATTAGTAGGAGAATGAGAAAGCCCAAGATAAATCCAATTATCTCCACTACTCAACTCTCCTAACGATTTTGGGTATGATCTTCCCACTTCTAATCACTTCCACTTTACACCCTATCTCAAGATCAAGGGCTTCAATGAAACCTGCATTATGCAAGGTTGCTCTAGAAATGTTCGCATCATCAATGATTATAGGGTCTAGAATTGCAACTGGTGTTACGGCTCCAGATTTACCTACATTCCATTCTACATCAAGCAGGGTTGTAGTTACGCCGGCCTCTCGAGTCTTGTATGCAAAAGAACCACGAGGGTGATGTGCAGTGTACCCAAGCCTCTCAAACTCAGTTACATCGTCTAGTCTCCACACCGCTCCATCTGTGGGATAATAATACTTGTCTACTGTTAGAACAGTGGCTAGACCCAATGCTCCGATTGTCAGCAATTTGTGTGACCACAAATCCATATTATTCGGTTCTACATTGTAGGCGACAAAGACCAGATTAACTGATCTTTCTTTAAATTCATCATCATTCTTTAGATTAAGTGAGCCTGCGGCATAGTTCCGTGCATTAGGAAATTCGACTGGAGCAACTACTTCTCCTGTTATTTGTAGTATCTTTTCATCAGTTTGTAACTGACGAGGTACAAGATACTTTATTTTGTTTGTAATTGGAACACCTTTCTTACCATCACCACGAGTTAGAGCCATCTTTAGCTGTCCTTCAACATAGAGTATGCTAACTGCAGACCCATCTAGTTTAGGTGTAACTACTACTGATTTATCATCTGCCCATGACGGGGGTGTGGTCTCGCCAGAAAAGACTTTCTGTAAAGACCACATAGGAAAGGTGTGAGCAATTCGTTGCTCTCTATTATCTTCATAACCGACTTCTTCGTCTACCTGTTTCAGTCTATCATAAACATCATCAGCGATCAATGGTTGTCCATTGAAGTACGCTAAGTCACATTGCTTTAGATAATTTTCCAAACTCATACATATATTATATTCGAGTTTGAGATCATTGTCAAGAACTATTTTTTAATTCTGATAAATATTGTCTAGTAAATCTTTAAAGTTTTCTTCGATAACTTTTTTACTTTCTGCAAGAGAAAGAATCTCGACTAATGCTGTAAATAGTTCCCTTGAGTTGTCAAAATCTAACTCCATAGCAACACCTTCTTTAGAAGGCTTCCATTCTTCGCTAAAGTCTTGATAATATTTTCTTATATGCAAATATTCTTTTCCTCTAAAACTATTTACCATTAGGTATATTTTTTGCCCTTTATCTTCATTATAATGTATTTCTCTCTCATACATAGAAGGAGCTGTATGTAATTCAATCATTTTTTAGTATCTTTGAGAGAGGAACTATCGAAACTACATTCTCAGGTACTAATAGTCTGTACGAGTCGGTATCCCAACACCAGCATAATACTTGGTGTTGGTTTGCTTTTGCACGATTTCTCTTTGACTGTATATAGTCATTATCGAACTCCGTTGTGCAAACATTATACTTTAGTTTACGACTTTTTGCACTACGATATGTGATTACTGCATCGCCGTGCTTTTCCATCTCTTGTATAAATTTATCTTTTTTCATTTTTCTCCTGCGTTGGTTGATGTAATCCTTCACCGTCCAATCGCTAGGTTAAAAAACAACTGAATTTACAAGATATAAAAATTCCTCGACTTGGTTAGAAGTCGAGGATTAAACTACCAACTAGCCGTTAAGCTTGTTGATTGCTTCTGCAAAATACTTAGCGGCTTTACCGGTAAGTTTTGTGACTATGGAATCATCAACATCAATTCCTGCGTCCGAAAGAGCTGAACTCAGCTCTTGTTGTGCGCCTTCTTTTGATACTCTAGTTCCACCACCGCCTGATGCTTTGCCGGCTGCAGGGGTTTTCTTCACATAAACACCAGCTTTTGTTAGAATCATTCTAACACCATTTGGTGTCTGCCCGATATTTTCTGCAATATCTGACACAATTTCCATACTCGTTTCTGGAGTAGGATCAGCACTTTCGTAGTCTTGGACTACTTGTGCTTTCAATTCATCTGTCCAATTTGACATTCTTTTTCTCCGTTTGTAAGATTCTGGCAACCCGGGCGCCCACCCTGTCGCTTGCCTCATCTGTAAATAAAATCTATCACTCATTTATAGATATATTATATATAGAAATAAGGACAAAGTCAAGAACTATTTTTTGATTCTTCACTACAAGTATTTTTCTATCGTAGAAATTTTTTCATGTGCTTCTGCTATTCTCTCAATCTGAGTTTCTATAGCTTCAACTATGTTTGGGTGATCTCCTATAGCAACAGAATTACGCATATATACTGATATGTTTGCTTTTGCTACTGCGATCTCACCTTTTGCTTTTTCTATTATTGCTTCTAATAAACTATTCTTCATCTATCGCTCCTACATAAGAGGTTACAAAACGAAACCTAAGTCGCTCACTCAATACTGAGGGTAGCAATATAGGCGCCATTGGAATTGCCATTATCGAAAAGATAACAGCATTTAGTAACCACCACTTTACTACTAGCGATTTTGGTTTGACTAATCTTAGTATCTGCATTGAAGGCCACCAAAGCCTCCATACTGATATTAAAACTGTTGTTATCCAAAATGCTGTAATAACATTAATATAATTTAACTCCATATTCTTCTAGGTGTCGAAGACTACCTAAGTTACATGCTAGTTGATTTTTGTATCTACCACCATATTCAACATAGGGAAAGAAAGTATCACTAAAATCAAAAGGCGGTTCAATCGTATAGACTAGATATCCATACTCACCATCTGGGTTAACCCATTCCTTTTTGATAATAGCAGGAGTATTATTAGCAATACACCAAACTTTCTCACCTATCTGAAACCTTTCACAAACACACTGCTCTGGTAGTATAACCTGTTTCCAGTCATACCCCTCTTGAGGGTGTTTGAAAGGTACTCCGACCTTTTCGATAATATTCTTCACAAAAGCAGGAGAGCGATAAAGACTACTTGCGATCTCTGAAAGATTATATCCTTCAATATACATTTCGCATACAGACTTTATCTCGTCTTTCGTTGCTAGTTTCCCTTTGTTTTGGGACTTTCTAAGTGCAATAAAAGATTCCTGATCTCTATGATCTGCTATTATCCTTGCCAATCTTGAGGTGTTGTATGTTATTCTTAACATCTGACACGCTTCTTTCTTTGTTATTGGCTTTTCTGTTTCGAGTAAGTTTATTACTCGGTCTATATTTTGTTTAGTTAAGTTCTCGTGATCTTTCTTTTTTATCA